GTGGCCGCCGACCTGTGGCCTGTGTTCGTGGCGGCGGACCTGTCGCCTGTGTTCGTGGCGGCGGAACTGTCGCCTGTGTTCGTGGCGGCGGAACTGTTGCCTGTGTTCGTGGCGGCGGACCTGTAGCCTGTGTTCGTGGCGGCGGAACTGTCGCCTGTGTTCGTGGCGGCGGACCTGTCGCCTGTGTTCGTGGCGGCGGAACTGTAGCCTGTGTTCGTGGCGGCGGACCTGTTGCCTGTGTTCGTGGCGGCGGAACTGTCGCCTGTGTTCGTGGCGGCGGAACTGTCGCCTGTGTTCGTGGCGGCGGACCTGTAGCCTGTGTTCGTGGCGGGTGCTTTTGTGAAGTCAACCTTATCAAGAATGAACTTCACGCCAAGACTGCACAGCGCGGTTAACGATAGCTCTGCGCCGATGTGCAGCGTTTTCGCCACTCGCTTGCTATCTGACTCGGTTTGATCGCTTACGCCATCAGCGTCCACTTCGGCGTAGCGTCCGGTGTTAGGTGGGTAATATCCAATCGCGTCGAGCGGGTTTTCGACAAAATGGAATCCCTGTTTACAGAGGTTAGCTGTGCCGGTGTGGGTGTAGGATTTACCTGCTTCGTATTGAAATTTGACACCATCTTTCGGTGTGCAGGTAAAATCCTGGTTGAATCCTTTATACCCCTTCATCGTTGACATGTCTTACCTTCCTTCTGCTTTTTCGATGACGGCGCGGACGTTCGGCGGAACAATGAGACGCGCAAACTCGATCTGCACGACTAGAGCCTTGAGCTGTGTGAGAAGTTCAGGCGCAGCGGCAATCAGGGCAAGGTTCCCCGTCATTTCAGCCGACAATCGTTTATTGAGGCGGGTCGATTCTTCAGTTAAACCGCACCACTTAGTAGTTCCAGCAAGGCAAATCTGCACTTCCTCGCCAGTCTCCCATTTAGCGGTTACGGTGTGCTCATGTGCAGTCCACGGTCCCGTTGTGTGTTCCATGATGTTATCTTCCCTTTCCGTACCGTAATTAGGTTAGACTCTCCAACTTTGATAGTCAAGTGCTAAATTGGTGATTATGTCGATTTAGTCCATGCATGGACAGTTTTTCATCTTTCTTGCCTCGGCGTGCCCGATATCCCTGAGCCTTGCCTTCCGCTGTCGCTTCGAGTCGGGGTGGGTGATGCCGTACCCCTTCAATGCCTGCTGGAGTGCGTACACGAGGGCTCCAGTAAGTGAGTTGCGGTATTGGTAGTTGAGTGAGAACCTTCGCTCCCATAGATCACGGTTGTGTCTCATGGCTAGAATCTCCCCTGGTACTGCGTCTTGTGGAAGCCTGTTTCCTGTTCTTTGTCATCGGCTCGGATAATCATGTAAACCAGTGTCCAGACGATGACGGCGGCGATTGCGAACCGTAAAGCTTTCTTGAGTGTAGCTTTCATGTTCCCTCACTTTTGCCTCGGCGGTCCTTTGGATATCCGCCTGGGGGTTTACCGGCGCGGTGCTCTGCGCCGTCCATCGCCTCATGCTGTTAAGAGTGGAGTTTCAATGGAGACTTTGACGGCTGACTGTCCGCGTACTTTGCGCGTCTTGATGCGTCCCTCGGCGGCAGCTTTGCGCCAATCGTAGTTTACTTCTTCGCGTGCTTTCCGCGCTGCATCGGCCTGCGCGTGGTAGGCTGCACAAAGCAACCAGTAACGCCCGTTGGAGTCCAGCGCGGCGAGCGAGTCCAGTACCGTCTTCTTCCAGCCAAACTCAATGCGGCTCTCGCCTGCGCCGTGGCGCACAAGCAGAAATACCCTTCCACGTTCGGCGGCGACGCGAAAATGATACGAGTGTGAATCAAGGCCATTTCCGCAACGCCCCGGCTCGTCGTAGAGAAGTTCTTCACCCTCGGCAACCGTGGGCGGGAAAAGGTGAGTCCGGTAATCTCCGTCTGTTCCGTTGATCGTTGGCTTTCCGCAGCAACACATTTTCCTACTCGATTCCGGCGCGGCGTAGCGCGTCTTTTCTGGTGTAACCTTCGATGGTTACGGTCTTGCGCTTAGGCTTCGCGCCAAAGGCTTTCACTTCGAGCATGGTTGGATTCGTGAGTACTTCAACGGTAAACTTCCGCATAGGTAATCGTGGCGTCTGTGTGTTCGTTGTCATTAAGTAACCTTTCCTTTCCCTACTGAAATCCAATCACTCACGTAGGCGCTATAGCCATACATGGGATAGCGAATATTGAAAATGCGGAACGGATGCGATTCATCCCAGCGAATTCCGACTGTATTGTAGCGGGGAGAATACGCGAATTCAGCATCATTGATTGACTGGTTCTCTTTTAATCTCGCGTTTGCCTCTGCTTGTGCGTCGAACATTCAACTTTCCTTTCCTTGCCTTGGCGTAAAACCTGATAACCTCAAACGCGGGCGAGAATGCAAGGTTCGCCCGCCTATGCCGTATCAGGGTTACAGCCCGTCAATGATTTTGGCTTGCCGTAGCAGTTCGGCGCGGAGTGCTTCCAGCATCGCGGGCCATTCTCCGGGATGATCTATCGCGCAAGCGCAAGCGGTGGATGCGAGCACGCCAATGTTAAACCTGCTTACCAGTGTTTGCGCGGTGCGCTGCTTTGGTGTTGCGCCATCGCATCCGAATTCCGTTGCATACTGCTCGCAGTTGGCGAGGAGTTCTGCCTTGGTCGCATAGTGTGCGCCTACCTGGGCGGGCGTGTCGGTGAGGTCTACGAAACTCCAGCAACCGGGTTCGATCTGCCAGAATCCCAATTCCTTAAATCGCGTCTTGTGAATGATCGGTAATTGCATCATCGCTAAAGTCCTTTCAGTGTGTTCTGCCTCGGCGTAAAATTTGATACCGGTTTCGGGGCCGTCCTGGTCGGGCGGTCGCCGGGTGGCCGGGGTTATGCGCTGGCCTTCCCGGATTGTTCGCGCAGTGCGTCTAATTTCTGTTTGATCTCTCGAATGTGTTCATCCAATAAGACCGGGCTTCCTCTTCTGCGCCAATCCTGTAGGTGTTCAATAGCGGATTGCATCTCCGTAACAGCATTTGCAAGATGTTCTCTTGCGGCGTCATAGTTCCATCCTGAGCGGTTTAGAACAGTGTCCTGTTCGTTATCGTCGTGCGTCATCGTCTAACCTTTCTGCCCCTTGCCAGTTCCTTAGAACCTGGGGCCGTTCCTGTTTGCCCGCTAACCTTGCGGCTCGGGCTGGTGTCCATGCATGGACTAATCGGTGATGGCTAGTACCTCGCCAAACGGTACGCGGGTGGTCCGTCCGTCTGTCACCCAAATAACAGGTACTTCGCAAGATTCGGGGAACTGACCAAATCCGTCAGTGATATAAATCAAGCAAGCGGGTGTGATCTCTTGATTTTCTACCGCGTGACATACCGGGACAAAGCTAGTTCCTCCGAATCCTGCCGGGTTCCACTCCAACGGCTCGCCTTTGTAAAACTCATCTACGCGGGCGATTTCTGAATCCGCATAGTAAACGGTCGTCTTCGTGGGCTGACACTCGGCTATGATTTGTTCGATTTCTGCCTTGGCCGCGTCCAGCGCGTGAGTATCCATCGACCCTGACGTATCGCAAGCAATTGCGATTTCTCCGAGTTCCTGTGACTCCAGCGAGGGCAAATATAACCCTTGCGCGATGTATCGCCGGTTCGGTTGCTTCCAACTAAAATCACTGGCGGCGTAGGTCTGCACAAATCGGCGGAGTGCCGATTTCCAATCAATCCGTGGCTTAACTGCCTCTGCTGCGAAGCGGGCCATTCCTCCGGGTAGCTTACCCTGGGCGCGTGCCTGGAGTGCTGCCTGCTGCGTAGCTTGCTGCCAATCTGCTTCGCTGGGTGCCGGTTCGCCGTCTTCGTCTGCGGTCGTCGGTGCGTCTCTTACCTCGCCTTGCGGGTCGGGTTCGCCGTCGCCGTCGCCGTCCTGCGGTTGGCCGTTGTCGTCCTGGTCCTGGTCCTGGCCGTCGCCGGGTTCCTGCTGGTTCTGGTCGTCGCCGTCGTCTTGCGGCGCGGGTTCGGGCAAGCGGGAATAAATCCACTCGGCTGACTTTCCTACTTCATCGCCGGTGGGCATCATGCAATCTTTGGGTAGGGTAAAGCCAGCGTCAATCAGTAGACCATTAATCGCTTTGTCTGCTGCCACGTTAAATTTTTTGTGGTCGCGTGCATCTCTCCGCCATGGATGACCAGCGGCACAATGCATTACTTCGTGAGCCAATAGCGCGACCGTCTGAGCGTGGCTGAGAGAGTCAATGAACTTGGGATTGTAGCCTAAACTGCGGCCATCTACCCAAGCGGCGTTTGTGGTTTTGTCTTCCTCAAGGCGAAGACCTAACACGAGAGAACCAAAAAAAACTTGGTCCAATACTAGGGATGTGCGGGCGCTGATCAATTTGTCTTTAGCACTCATCTTTTAGCCTCATCGGTGCCAGTATCACTGGCAGACGCGGGCGGACTGCCCCGCGTTTCGGCCTAGTTTGCCGCTGATACCTCGGGATACAAGCCGCGCATGGCGTTCATAAGTGCGGCGGTTTCGTCGGCTACATGCTGCCGGGTGCGGTCGTCTTTCCGTAGCGTTTCGGGTTCATTGTTCAGGGCCAAACGTTCTAGGCTCTGTCGGATGTCTTCCAGGTGGGAGTCTTCACCGATATTCAAGCGGGTTAGCACGTCGCAAAGTTCGCGGGCGTTCGTGACCAGCGTATCCCGGAAGATTGCATCTGGGTCGGATAGCTTCTCATGCATCTTCTGAATGCAAGTGTACAGGCGTTGTACTGCGTCTGCCTGGGCCTCTTTGAGTGCGCTTGTAACCTTGTCTTCACACGATTTTGCAAGCTGGTCAATCTCTGCCTGTCCGAGAGATACGCGGAAATCTTCGCCGCGTGGCATCGGCTTAAAGTCGGCGGCAAGGGCATATTTCCGTCTTAGCTGGCTGATCGTTGGGAATTCCTCTTCCGACAGTAGCCCATTGCGGGTGCGCATCGCGGTCTCTTTCATGGCCGGATAGTCTGCGATGAACGTTTCCAGCTTTGCTTCATACTCCTGCGTGCTCTTGCGAATCATGGTGGCGTATTCCATATAGTTAGCTACGGGAAGGAGTCTCCAGCCATCATCAGACCAAGCAAGCGTGTTTTTGTAATGCTCCTGGCGGACGTTGGCAAGGAATGAGTTAAGCTCTGCGTGGGTGGTCTGGCCTTTCAAGAGCAAGCTTTTGTTGTACCTGCCTGCGTCTTCGCTGGTCGCGTGCTTGTCGGCTACTTCCTTGCTGATTTTGGCGTCATACTTCTTAGCTGCCCAACATGAGATATTGAGAGAGACTAGCAGGGCGCGGGTGTGTACGTCATAGCGTGGTGTCATTGTCCTAACCTTCCTGGCCGGATATAAGGGCTCCAAGCGGGCCACAAGCTAACTTAATGAATGCGTCTGAGTGGGTGAGAGTGGAGTTACGGCGAACTGCATCACGGAGCGTGAGTGCTGCAAACTCGCCTTTACCTTCGGTCGTCATCCGTTCGACATAGGCGGCAATTCTGCTCAGGTTCTTATCGTTTGCTTTACAGGCGAGGGCACAACTTACTGCATAAAGCTCTGCCGGTTTGCTGGGGATCGGTGAGCCTTTCGGGTCAAGTAGAATCTGATCAACCGATACCAGCGCGGAAGCTAGCTTCCTAAAGGCGAGATATTCGGTTGCGGCGCCTTGGCCTACTGCGCCCGTTAGTGCTTCGGCTTCGAGTGCTGCCGGAAGCTGTAGGGCCTCAAGCTTGGCGAGTGACGCCCAAGTGCGCGGGCATGGTGAGTTGGTCATGTCCTGGCTGGGCTGGAAGTTGCTTAGCAGGTCTGGCCGGAAGCGTAGGAAAGCAATGAGGGTGCTCTGAATCCCATGATTGATTGCCCAGAGACACCAATCGTCAATGTCTGGAGTGAGCTCCACAATTGCTGAGAATCGGCTCTTAACGGGTTCCAGAATGCCAGACACTCCAGCGCGGTCTGTCCTGCGGTTCGTCGCAGCTACAAATGAGACACAATCGGGAAGGATGTGACCATTGACGCGACGAGCAAGTAGCAGTTGCATGCAGTTGTGAACCACACAATTGGCAGCCGTGTAAGTATGGCTATTCTCTACCTCGATGTTAAAAACGTCGCAATCGACAGCGGACGCCTCGGCAGAAACTACGCGAGTCCATATTTTTCCTGCGTGCTCAAAAGACCAAGATACGCTGCGTTTAGGCTCGAACTCTTCGCCTAGAGATTGCATAAGGCGTTTCTCTGAGCATTGCAAGTGATAAGAAACGCGCGTATTGCACTCTTTTCCGTGGAATATCGCCTTTCCGCCTCCTCGCATTTTTAATGTTCCAAGTGAGCCATAACGCGTTAAAAGGGACTGAGTTTGCAGGGCGAGAGTCCGGCTAACAGTATTCCACTGAAGGCCGCGAACTGTGCCATGATCGCGCATTAGTGCTCCATCGGTAGCCAAATAACCGCGCAGGAAAGATGAAACGATGTTAATGTCTGAGTGAGTGATAATCCAACTAGGGATGCGCTTGTTCCATGACCGATTTCCGCATTGAGTTACAAGCCATTGCCCGAAAGAAACATCATGGAAACCAATACAGTGATGTCCCTTGCGCTTACGGGAGTATATAGTTCCATCAATAACAACGGAAATCAGGTACTTGAGCCGGTCTTGAATCTCGGGCCAAGCGTCGTCTAAAGCAAACTCGATGGCCTGCACGGCTTTGTGCTGAACGAACCATCCATCTCCGACATAAAAACCGATTAGTTCGGCTAATTCTTCAGTAACCTGAACAGAACGGCGAATCTGGCCTATCTCGCTAAACGTAATTTCCGGTTCGCTCCATATACCTTGCGGAATGGGAACTGCAACCCAATCGCCGCTTTTGATTTCTTTTGCGTCCATCCACGTTGGGTCACCGATCTTTTCGCTTACGATCGCGTATCCATCCGATTCAGTTTTACGATATTTACGTTTTCGACCTGAGCTAACAAGGAACGGATGATCAGGAGTCGATTCAATGGGGAGTAGGCCAACAGCCTTGATGGTAATCATTCCCTGCGCCGTGCGCTTGAACGTCTCTGTAACTTGCTGAAATATGCCATTTTCATCCATGACCATGTCTCCAACGGCGACTGTAGCTATATCCTTAACGCCATCATTACATAGTACAGGGGTATGAGATGGGAAGCAAGCTGCCTGGACTGCTGGGGATGCTTGTCCGAGGTCGTCAAGCAACCAAACGGTTGTTGCGGTCGCGGTCAACGCTGCGTGGAATTCTCCAAAGGGTAGAAAGCGGGCGCTGTCTTTGCTCGCGTCTGGCCATGGTAGGCCCTTAAAGTCTGTCGGGTCGGATACTGCCGGGTGAGAGATGATAAGCGCGGCTCCTGCGGCTTGTGCTGCCTGGGCCACGATATCTGATTTGCCTATGCCGGGTGCGCCGGTAATCAATATTGGCATGTTCGCCGGTATCGTGCGGCTGAGTAGGTGCGATAGGTGCTTAGCTTTCATGCGTCCCTTACCTTTCTATGTACAGCGCGGATTGTCTGAGTAGATTGGTCCTTATGCTCGTACTCTGTCAAGTGCCGTATTGATCTATTTAGACACACTACAACTAAGATATAGATAACAAAGGGAAAAAATACATGGCAATAGACGTGCTTACAGGTGGTCACTTTGGGAGTTATGGCGGCGATTCTGGCGGGCGTGCTGGTCCTGGCGCTGCCTCCATTGTGTTACATTGGGTCATGTCCTCGGTAACGATCACTCTTCGGCTGTCCTCTGATCTGCTCGCCCGCGTCGATGCTGCGGCGCTGGCCGTCGATCTAAAGCGCAATTCGTACCTAGTCCAACTCCTGCAAAGTAATGTACCTGTGTTGCTGTCCGAGTCCATGCATGGACAGATTGAACCCTCGCCGGTGCCGGATGCTGGGGAAGCCTTCGACCGTGCGCGCTCTGCTCGCACCCTGGCCGGATCGGTGCCGGGTGTCGTGGTCGCCGTCGATCTGCCTGCAGTCCGCCGTGCTCACTGTCCGGTGTGCCATGGTGTGCTGGTGGACTGGTCGTCGACCGTTCGCCGTTGCCCGAACTGCCGCGTCAACTATCCACGGTGAGAATCTGCCGTGCTGGTGGTCCACCGCATCCCCAGCGGGCGCTCATATCGTGCTGTAGGGTGCCAAAATCAGCCGGAACGGGATAGTTCATAGCCTTCGTCTCTAATAAGCTCCCATTCTCTACTCTGCTCTGGTCTTCGGGTTTGCTCTGGGTTTGCTCTTTCCGCTCGCGTCACACCTAACCCGTTAAACCCTCATGCTTTGCCGTACCTCTCGAATGCCTGACGGCATCTCTTCACCCTGTGTTACATCTGCTTTGTGTTACATCTCGCCGTGCTCGTTAGGCACAGGTGTCCTGTGTTACATCCTGCTGACCGTGCCCAATCGTCACAGCCTAGCGCCGCGCATCCTTCGCGCCATCTCGCCGACTATCCTTTATATAGATCACATCGCGCCATCTTGCCGGATCCCTGCCGACCGTTCGCCGGTGCCGCGCCATAGCTCCAGACTCGCCGCGCTTCGTCGTCATCTCGCCAGTGCCCGTTGTCGCCGTGATCCTGCCGGAAGACCTCGCCGTGCTGCTCGCGACAACCATCTCGCGACAACCATCTCGCCGTGCTACTCCTCGCCGGTGTCACCGTGCCGCTCGCCGTGCTCGAGTCTCGCCGTCGTCATCGCCGTGCGTCTACTCACCATCGTCAATCCTTCACCGTACTACTCGACCGTCACCACGTCACCGTCGCACTCGTCCGCTGGTCTCAATCCTTCGCCGTGCTGCACCCTTGCTACCGTTTGTCTATTCCGATAGAGCGCGACACATAGCGCCGTCATCCGCTTCACCGCGTATCGGTCGCCATTCCTGCCATGCTGGAGTACGTCCGAGACACTACCAGCGCCTCTCAAGCCAATTGTGGCCCCCGATTTGTGCCCGAATCCTTATATAAAGGTAGAAACCCGGTCACACCCTTGTTTATGAGCTATAAGCAAGGGCTGTATCCCGTTGCATCCCGGTAGCCTCTCCCTCCCGGTACACTTGCCCGCGTCCCTCCCTTCCTCCCGCCATGCCTGCCTTGCCCCGCACGCGGGCCCTGCCTTGCCCCGCACGCGGGCCCTGCCTTGCCCCGCACGCGGGCCAAGGGGTGGCCCTCCAATCGGGCGGCGCTTTCTATCTTGAAGCTGTTCCGACACGTTTCTCTCGGTTTGACTCCGCACTATTATGCTAATCGGCGTAGCTTTTAAAATCTGGCTAGTTTTGAATTTCAATCTGTTCTGCGTTTTCATAATTCAACAAGTGTGTTGAATTTGCTTTTCCCCATGATTTCAATGTTCTGCAATGGTATAGAGTATGGGTTATTGGGTACAGATGACACATGATACGCATTAGACACTTGATTTCCTTTGGAACATTGTGGTACCTTGATTACGTTGGACACAGTGGACACATTAAACACAAGGGAAACATTGGACATGGTGGACATAAAGATACGGAATGTACCAGATGACTTACTCTGGCAAATCAAGATGGATGCGATGACTCACCACATGACGCTTCGGCAATGGGTACTCTTTGTGCTAGGTGGGGGCGATGGGGCTACTGTTTACATTGCCCCCGGAGCAACGGCACCCGGCCAGGTGGATTTTGGAGCCCAAGGGAAGCCTGAAAAAAATCGGCGTGCGGCTTCGCCGCCTACAGTGGTTACGAAGTCTCGTCAGAGTGGCGCTACCATCTCGACTCTGAAGACCATGAGGAAGGGACCGACGTCCCTCATTGCAGACCGTTCCTTGGAACTCGGCATCCCGGCAGAGATCATGGGCCTTCAGCCTACGGTCGCGGACACCTACGGCGGAATCGCTCGCGGCGCTGGGCCGGGACTTCCTCCCGATCCCGATACTACTTCGTGGACCGAGGCGCAATGGGATGACTACTACGAAACTCACCGCATCGACCCGTCCACAGGCGGTCAGTATCCAAACAAAGAGTTCTGCCCACTGCGGGAATCGGACTCCTGCAACCGCTATAATACGGGCGGTCACTGTCTGAGGTGCCGATGACTCCTACTCTTAAACCCGGTGCGATCCCGCGCTCTTGTCCTGAGTACCCCGAGCCGCATCTTTACCACTATGAGTTTCCGCCGATTCCGCTTGCAAGTGGAGGCGTTAGGCCGGGGTTCGATATCAACTTTGAATCCCTACCCGCCGTCGTCACTCCTTGTCCCTATCAGGACTGGCAGACAACCCCATGACCTTCTACCAGCGCGATGGCGCAAGCGACGAACAGGCGGGCACCGGTAGCATCACACGCCGAATCGTTCACCACACCGAGAGAGTGGAAACCAAGGCTATCCCTCATATGCTCGGCCAGGGGATGAACCACATGGCTAAACATGATGTCGTCTCCGGGAACTGCAAGAAGTCAAAGCATACCCAGTGCTTCAACCTCAACTGCACTTGCGAGTGCCACGGAAAGGTAAAATGAATATCCCAATTCTTCCACTGAAATGTGCCGCGTCCTTCCTCATAATTGTCGTGGCCTGCATTTGCCTGTCTGACCGCGACCCTCGGAAAACTCCTGCTGTCGTCGCCCTCGCAGGAATTCTCTCGTTCTTCGGCTGTATCTCATGTATCATCTGGGCGGTGTTCGCGCTATGACAATGAAGCGCCGATTGATCCCAAAGCCCTCCGATCACAGAGCGAATTCGAATCAGTCGATCCCCGCCTTCTCTATCGAGATCGTCTTGAACGACCGCTACAAGCAGGCTCCGCCATTCACCGAGGACGACATTCGCCGCACCGGGCTCTCAAAGGATGTTTTTGGAATCCTGCACGATCTCGCTTACCATCATGATGGCCGCGACGTGTGGGACTATGTGAAGCGAGCGCAAGCCGCGCTCAGGAAGGAAAAGTAATGGTTGAAGCCTACCCGTTATGGTGGCCTGAAGGTTGGAAACGGACAGAGCGATATCGTCGTCAGTCGTCGCGATTCAAAACCGGATTCGCCGTTTCCCGCGATCTATTGCTAGACGAAATTCGAAGGCTCGGCGGTCGTCAAGTCGTGTTGTCCACAAATATCCCACTTCGGAACGATGGACTTCCGTATGCCAGCGCGAAAGAACCGGAAGATTCCGGCGTGGCCGTCTACTTCCAATACAAAAACAAACCGATGTGCTTCGCCTGCGACCGCTATATCTACACCAAAGAAAACATCCATGCCGTCGCAAAGACGATTGAAGCTCTACGTGGAATCGAACGCTGGGGAGCTTCCGACATGATGGAACGCGCCTTCACCGGATTTATGGCGCTCCCAGAAAAAGCATCGCAACCATGGAGAGAGATTCTGGGAAGCATCCCAGTCACACTTGACGCTATCGAATCTCGCTTCCGAGAACTGGCAAAGCAACATCACTCAGACATTCCAGGCGGGAATGATGAGAAGATGCGAGAGTTGCTTTCGGCCCGAGACGCCGCAAAACTTGAACTGAGGAAACCGTAATGCAAACCGATCTGATCCGTACCGAAATTGAGCACTACAAAATCAAGCTCCGTGCTGGCGAGCACGGTCCACTCCTCGGCCCTCGCCAAACTGGGCGCACTACCGCCATAATGGAGTACGCTCACGAACTTGTCCACGCGGGGTATCGCGTCATAATCGTGTGCTTCAACTCCAACGCCGCCGAACATGGGATGAGAGATTACGCCCTGCGCTTCCCCGGCCACAACGATAACCCCGTCGTCTTTGTGCGCGAAGACGATATTGATCTTGGCCGAATTCTTCGCGGAAAGAGTTCCATCCTGTTGTACGATACACGCTAAGGGAGTAGGAGATGTCGAAGCACTACACCAAAAACACCGTTGAGGTATCGGTCTATTGCTCGACGTGCAACAAAAACACGCCTCACTACGTTTTTGATAAGCGGCTCGGACGTTGCAAGAATGAACACCCCCATCCCGAGCCCATGAAAAAGGTAGAAGACAAGCAAGAGAAATTCCCATTTTAATATTGTTTTACGCTCCCTTGCGGAGTAAAATCGAACTCGAAAGGGGTACACAATGGCAAATACAAGCACCGGGTTAGGCCGTATCGCCTGTCAGAAGGTCTCGCAATTCCTCGAAGCAATTCCCCATCCTGATTCCGATCAGGTACGGCGCTTCGCCGTCCAGAACGGGCTGTCGAAAGAGCACGTCGAGAAGCTGGTACGGGAGAGCTAACGTGAGCCAGTCCGATTTCAATAAGTTCTCGGCAGACATAATAAATGCGGCGTATGATGCGATGTCGCAGAAGATCATGAACGACATGGTTAATTCGGTCTTCGGCGTCAATGTGATTCCAAATCCGCGTGGCATGTACTCAGTAAAAGGATTCATGGAGTCCCTAGCTATGCCCGATGAATGCTTGCCTCCGGTCGAGACCTTCGTTGGGCATGTTCCGGCATGGCGCTGGTGGAAGGTTGTGCAAGGCCCACACGACACAATCCGCCTGGGAAGTACCGGCATAGACGACTTCGTTTGGGAGTGGGGCGAGAACCTCGCTACCTACATGGGGGACGATGAAAAAGAACCTATCACTCTCGAAAACGCAGTTGGCTTCCACGCCTTTAAGGAAGACGGCATTACGCAGATGGGCGGTGATGTTTTTGGCCGGGTCGCCCTCTACGGTGATGTGGCCGAGCATGAGTTAGGCTACCGGGCGGAAAAGGCCCGCATCCTCGATCTGTGGTGCGCTCCTATCTTCTGGGACAAGATGCAGCACATTCCCAAAGTACGCGGTACCTTCAGCTTCAGCTTCGAACCAGAAATCGCTTTTGCCATTCTGGATCAAGATGGCAAGCCTTATCGTAAGGGAGAGAGTACATGGCTTTTATTGGAAACCCTCAACGCATTAGGAAGTTCGAACCCCTCGGATTCCCAGACGATCCGCCTTCGCCTCAAGAACAGCCCGAAAGCCCAGGCGTACCAGTGGACGTACCCGAATCTGTACCCGAGTCCATTCCATCAGACGTTCTTTTATGCCGATCTCCCGCTGCGCGTGATGCCGGATGGGAAGTACGAGAACTCGTGCCTCTACGCGGCTCCCGAAGATAAGAAGATCATCTTGCCGGAAGGTAAGTATTGCCCGACGTGCGGTAAAAGAATTTGCGATGATGAGGTCGTGGTGGTCTCGCACGATTATCCGCAAGGCGACATGACCATCGCCGTGCTTGATGGCACCTTCAAGCTCATCGAGAAGACTACTCACCTCAAATGCGATCTGCGCGATACGCAATATTGGCACATGGGAGTGGACACCGCTGCCCATGATGACCAGATAGACACCATCGGCTATCCAACCGCAGCATTGGCAGAGAGCTATTTCACTAACTTCCGACCTCTTCCCCGTCAGTTTATTTCTACGGGATGGATGTCGGGAACGGTGTAAACTACCCTCATGGACCTCATAAAATGTCGTACCTGTGGGCACATCATCGTAGTACATGCCGGGGAAGTTCAAGGGGAGTCCGCGAGCCGTGGGCGATGCAGTGGATGCGAGACCTTAATCGAGCTTGAAATCCACATCGTCGTCCCCTCTCCTCTCACCGAAGCTAAACTGAAAATCCTTCGAAACCAGAATAGGTGATGGTACAATGTCGGCATGAAGGTAGACCCTGCCATAGAACTTGAACGGAAACGCAAACTCGTTATCTTGCAAGACGTTGTGTGCTCCAAATACGCTCATCAGCAACACCCTGAATTATCCGAACACAATCTCATTCTCTCGACGGCAGACACCTTCATAAACGACGGGAAACCTTGCACTTGCCAGGAGTGCCTTGCCATGACTGAGGCACGGCTGCATCTCTTCCCAGACGGGATACCAATCGAGTGATTGCCGACACCATACGAACCAACTTGGAATTGAGGGCAAAAGTACCTCCAGATGCCATGCGCCAGCACGCGGCCTTTAGAATCGAGGAGCGATATCATATTCGCCCGACCAAGTGGCTCATCTATCGAATTGAACGCCTGATTCAACAGAGGCACCACTTCGCTACCAAGATTTGCAACCAGTACCTCGCCCGGTCTATTTGGGCAGTAACCATCAGAGATCACATTTTGTACGTGGTATACGATGACTTTAGTAATGCTTTAGTAACCGCTCTTGATCCGTCTTACGAAATCATCGTGAAGTGGAAGGAAAAGCAAGGCATCGAGTAGCTTCTTGTCCATGCATGGACTGTCGGATACACTTTAGACTTTGGAGGTTTCCTGTGCGCCGTCGATTCGTAATTCCTATTTTCCTCTTGCTCGCCTCAGTCGCCTTCGCGCAGCCGACTATTTCGACCCTGGCCGTGACCTATAATCAGAATGCGACCGCGACGATTACATGGACGACAAGCACGCCTGCCACCACGCAGCTTCTTTATGGGGTTGGAGTCGCCCCAAACCAGAAGACGAACGCGGTCGCTACGCTCGCCACGGCGCATTCAATCACGCTTTCGGGGCTGTCCTCGGCCTACGTTTACAACTACCAGGCTATCTCGACCGATGGCGGCGGAAACACTACTACTTCGGCAGTGCAATCCTTCGAATCTTGTTCGGGGACCGGCTACACCGTTGTTTCAGGGACACTCAATAATTACTACGAGTACGGCACCTATGCGCTTACTTTGACGAATCCAAGCGGAAGCAGCGTCACGCCTTCCGTTTGCGGCGTTCCGATCCCAACTACGTTCTCAGGAACGCTCACGGGCGGGCCATCCTTCAGTACCAATATCCCCGACAACCTCAAGATGGTTCCCTCCCCGTCGCAATGGAGTGTAACTGTGACCGGCATCGATGGGTCCATTGGAAGCTCCACAAACCCAATCACGATTGCCGGAACGTCGATGGATATCAGTACGATCCTTCAAGCGGCCACATCGAACGACTTGATTCATGTTTGGTTCTCACCTTCGATGGGGATTTTCTATCCTCCATTTACGGGGGGAGCAGCGACATGGGGTGCGATTGGAGGCGTAATCGGAGATCAAATAGACCTGCAATCAGCACTTAACGCAAAAATGGGAAACACGGCGTCGGCGGTCGCAGCGGCCATCCAAACACAGACAGGCTGCACGACGGCGGGTTACGTTTGGGTTCCACAGTCGAACACTTGTGTAGCACAGAGTGGCAGTTCCTTCAACCCTGCCTCTCCCGGCAACATCGGCACGACGACGCCAGGGCAGGTGTATGCAACAAACCTAGCGGCGCAAAGTGCCTTGTTTCAAAGCGGCCCCGAAAGATGTATCGAATACTTCTTAACCTTCGCGATGGCTGGAGACTACGGGCAGGCGATCAATGCCGCGAACGCCTTTGCTTCGCTGACTACACCTAGCACTATGAAGGCGTGCGTTTTCGGGGACCACACGATCTCCACGCCAGCCGTAATTAATCGTCCAATAGTTCTAAAGATGCACGGGTCTCGTTTGATTCCGCAGGCAGCACTCGGATCAACTCCGGTCGGTATCACCAACGCAACGGTGACAGCGGGTAGCACCACGATAGCGGTATCTAGCACTTCAGGATTATTGGTAAATCAGGCAGTTGGCGGGCTCGGCATTACCTCTGGTTCGTACATTTCGGCAATCGGAAGCGGTACAATCACCCTTTCTTTGATGCCGTCACTCATAGTCAATGGCTTCGTAACCTCGGGCAGCAACCAGTTCACGAACACAAGTTCGTTGGCAGGAGTAGCGGTTGGGCAAGGTGTGGCTGGATACGGAATCCCCGGCAGCACGACGATCAGCAGCATCAACTATGCAATGCAGATTCTAACCCTATCGAACACGGCGAACGCCACGTCGTTCTGTCCTCCCGGTTCGGGCGCTACGGTAGCGTGCCCAAGTTCGATCTCGATCTCTTCGGGAACATGGACCGTTCCAACATTGACTGCGGCGAAGGTGACGCCTGTTCTTACCTTTGCTTACAATCCCGCCGCTCTTCAGAATGAGTATAACCAGAATATTCACATGGGAATGTCTGGGGTTTGGATTGATGACACAAGCGTTCGCGGAATTCAAGGACTTCAAGGAGTTCAGATTTACGGACAGGATCATTTCGTCTCGTACGATCTATTGATAGACGACATCAACGGATCAGGCTTGGTGATTTCGGGAAACTCTCCCGACTCGGCGTTCCCTCACGGAATCGTCCGCGAGTCGGCGTTCTTTAATACCCGTATCCAAAACTCTGGTAGCAATACGACGGCACAACCTTCGATTGCGGTTATCAGTTCGACGTGCCGAAATAATTCCGCGTGCGACGAAGTGAATCAGGTTGGATTTACCCAGGGCGAGATTGCCACGGGATTTGGTGAGTCACTCACGGTTGGAACCTACAATTCTTCGCATATCAACTTCACTGGCCCGCGCTCAATCTTCTTTAATGAGAATTTCCAGATCGAAGGTGGCCAGTATCAAACCGGATATTCCCGAACGCACGCCCAGTTTGATCTTGTCCACATCATCCAAGGTGACGACATCTACCTGAACGGAGCAGAACTAAACGGAGGGGGATATGGTAAGGCCGTGGTGCGGGTCGATCAAGGTAATGTCCTTTCGATCTCCAACACGCGCATTCAGAGCGGGGCTATTACGCAGACCTACACGGTCAGTCTCACGAACGGAAGTAAGAACGTCACTCTGATAAGCAGTAGCGACGGCAACGGTTTTGTGACGGACGGAACTTGGAATGGGATTGGTGCGTTGGCAGTTGACGGAACAGCCTGCGTAACGATTGCTCCCTGCTCGGTTTACCTAGACCCGTCGAACGGAGTTCCGTCCGCAAGCACGCTCCTACTGGCTACCGCTTACCCGGGAATCACAAATCTCACGACAGCGACCCTCCAGATGCCGGTGGCCGGATATATTATCAACATGACGGGTGCTCTGGGATGGCTGAATACTTCGAACTCTGTAATGGAAGTTAGCACAAATCAACTCCTTGGAATCACGTCGAGTCCGCGAGCCTTTTACGTTGGTTCCGGATACCAGGCAAGCGTTCCGAAGGGAATGCAGTTAACTTATACCGGGATGAATATTCCTGTTTTGACGGCAAACTCTGTTACGTCGAATACCCTCAATACCTCTGGGAAAGTCACCGCGTCGAACATCGGGAACTATGGTTTCCAACTCACACCATCATCCGATTCTTATCAGGTCGAGTTATATGGAACAAATGCGGCGGGTTCCACTGTTCCGTGGCAGATTTCTAATACCGGAATCTCTAATTGGTCTATTGTGCAGATTGGTGGCCAAACAGTCCTTAACTCGAACCTTACCGGATACCACGGCAACGCCAGTGGAACGAAGGTGCAGCTTAGCGACAACACCGGCACTAGCCAGCCAGCATTCTTCGATGCAAATGGTAATTTGAGTGCTACAGCAGCTTACAGAAAACTTCTCGCCAATTGTGGCACCCTTAGCGCTACCGCAGCGGTCAGCGACTCGCTCACCTGCGCGTGGGTGACAAGTTCAAGCGCATGTACGGTGACACCGATTTCAGCGACCACGCCTGTGTGGACCTATGCTTCGCCGGGAACGGGAAGCGTAACGGTTTACCATGTTGCAACCGCCATCACAAACGCCTACTCGATTGCGTGCTCTGCCAATTAAGGAGACCTATTTGGCTATTTTTCTTGCTTCATTTAATTACACGATGGACTCAGAAGATGCGAGCCGTTCTGGAATCGTGACATCCGAACCACTCGGGGGGAAAGCTCGGTTTGGATTAAACTCCATCGCTCACCCTGAGTTACCAAAGGAGTTTTGGACGATGCCAGCGGCAGATGCTTTGGTGATCGCTGAAAAGGAGTACCGCGTTTGGTACTGGAACCCGTGCAACTTGGACGCCTGCGTTGAACAGCACCTCGCCAATAAAATCTTCGACGACGCATTCTGGATGGGAGTAGGAAGGGCCGGGAGATGGGCGCAAATGGCGTTGAACACAGTCATTGAGGATGTTCTCCTCACGGTCGATGGAGTACTTGGGCCGAAGAGTTGGGAAGCGTTGAATTGCGTCGAATCCCTTTCACTGCGAACTGCGATGGTGGACTTGGTTGTGGCTCAAGTTCGTGAGTCTGCCGCCAATAATCCGGCTATCGCGATCATCAAAGATTCATTGCTCGCACGAGCTAAAAAACTAGGGTAAGGAGCGGATAGGTATGCCACAAAACATTTTATTCAGTACCGTCGATGTTCTTGCCATGCTGAAGCAGAGGCAGGGTGTCAGAGATCAAAACACATTCGCGCAAGAGATCGGAATTTCTTTCCAACTCTTGAGCGACATTTATCGCGGCACTCGGAATCCCGGTCAGCAGGTATTGAGATATCTTGACTTGGAAAAGATGGTCGCTTACCGAAAGAGGCGTTAAGTGAACACACTTGGGATCGTAATGCTATCCTTGTTTGTTGGAGTCTTTTTGGTCGTTCTGCTTGGGGCTCTCGGGGTTTCTATCTGGGCCGCGTACCAGGCGCGAAAAGCCGTCCTTGTCCATGCCGGGACTATGGAGCGAATTCTCGCAGAGATGACGCAGCAGACGGCGGCATCGAAGGGCGCATTCACGGCGATCAAACAGGAGATGAAAATACTTCTGGAAGGGCATCAGGCAATTATTGCAGCCACGGTGAAGGCCATCAACGCTGATTCCTTAGAGATTGCTTCACTGAAGATCGTCAACGCCTGTAAACGCATGGAGCAGGCTGTAGCGACCCTCACAACTTTAGTTTACGCTAAGGATACAGTACAGGAGATTGGACTTGCCTCGGACGAAGCAGCCCCAACAGGAGCGACAATCTACGGGCGTAGCACTGGTGCTCGCCAAGACGAAGAAGCCGAAGTCGAGTTCGAAACCACGGAGCCCTAATCGGCAGGACCGGGTTGCGTGGTATCTCTGGACACACGACATGCCCGTGGAGCAGATTGCCGCTCGTCACAACATGTCAGTGGAGGCGGTCAATGCCGGGTTGCAGCGCATGGAGGCGCACCGAAGTCTCTGTTCGAATGAGTTATTCGACATGGAAGTAAACGCGATGCTCATGGGCCACATGGGACAAATCAGTAAGGTCATCGGAGAAGGTCTTAAGGCGCAAATCGTCATCACCGGCAAAGACCCAGAGGACGGGAAGACGAAAGTGATTTTCCGAACTCCTGATACAGCGACTCGCTTCAAGGCTATTGAAGAGGCACGAAAGCTCAACGAACTCACGCGCCCGAAGGGGCCGGGAGTGGCTGTCAACATCCAGAACAATAACAATCAGAACAACACTACGGCGACAGGGAGAAGCTACGAAGATGTGTTGAGGGCAGCGCGAGACCGGCGCGGCTTAGCAAATGAAGAGGCCATCAAGGATGCGGCCTATGAGGACGTGGACGAGACAGAGGAAGATGACGAAGAGCTAGAAGGCGACGACTGCGATGAAAGTACCACGCAAGAACATAGCTCTTAACGATGCCATCGAATTACTCGATCAGCACTTGATCCTCTGTAATAACGATATCCCGGTTGCGTGGGAAAAAGCTCCTCAAGACTATCTCGATTTCATCGCGGAAGAAGTCGAGAACTGCCTCGACATGCGGTACTACCTCGAAAACTATCACTGCATCACAGATGAGACAAGAAACGTCAAGACGATGTATCCCTATTGGGATCATCAAGAGATCGTTCAAGACGCGATTGATAAAGATTTTGCAGAGGATGGTTTCTGTAAGCGTATTGTTCTTAAACCACGACAGACAGGGCTGACCGTATGGACTTGCGGCGCGATGCTGTGGCGTACCATCCTGTTTCCAAACTCCTACACACTAGAGGTAGCTCAAGACGTAGGAACGCAGTTCGATATTTTTAAGCGTATGTTTGCGTCTTACAATCTCCTCCCGTGGTGGTTGAAGCCGGAATTTCAATTCAAGCAAGAGGGTGAATACATTGAATTCCAGCGGAAGGATGCAACCACGAGACTTGTCTCGCCAGGGTTGTCCTCGATTTTGCAATTTACTAACTCAGTCAAAGGATCGGGCGTTGCGATTGGGAAAACCGTACTAAACCTGCATATGTCGGAGGTGTCGCGCTACGCCAGTAGTGAAGTCTACACGGCAGACATTGAGCCTTCTATGAACGCTCCGAATATGTTTGGCATTGCCGAGAGCACAGCGTTCGGTCGTGAAGGTCTCTACTACAACATGTGGCGCGGGTCGGTTGATGATGAGAACGGCTGGAAGCCTCTATTCATTCCCGTCTACAAAGTGAAGAAGTATTCGCTTCCGACTCCGAAGAAGTTCTCCCTCAATGAGGAAGAGAAGAAGGTCAACGATCGAGTCCATGCCGAGACTGGCTACCAAATCACAGATAGCTTCTGGCAGTGGCGGCGCATTCGTGTGCGTGGAGCTATCCGTAACTCAGGCGGACCTTGGACGCATTACGAGTGCTACCCAATCACCCCAGATGAAGCGTTCCAGTCTTCCGGCCTGTGCGCCTTTGATCGCAACTCGCTTCACGAGCAGAGCATCACGAACGTCTGTAAACCTCTTTGGGCAGGGGAGATTTCCCTTGTCAGTGTCGAGAATCGACAAATAAGTTTAGACGCGATTCGAGAAGTGGGCGACAAGGAAACTCTCCAGCATCGCAAGAAAACGAACAAGGATCGGCTCTACATCTGGGAGATGCCGGAACAAGGCCAATCCTACTACGTGGCGGCTGACACTGGGCAAGGCGTCGAAGGAAGCGATTTCTCGGTTGCGGAAGTTTATCGTGCCGGGAAGGGACGTGAGCCAGATGCTCAGGTAGCTGAGTGGTGGGGCTTCATTACTCCAAAGTTCTTTGCACGTATCGTTGCCGCGCTTGGCCTCATGTACAACGATTCCGAGATAGCGTCTGAATATCAAGGTCCAGGAATCACGACTGGCGATGCGCTGGTTTCAGACCTCTCTTATCCGAACCTCTACCGGCCACAGCACAAGGACCGCATCACGCACCAGATGTCGAACTACTTGCATTGGGTGACGAACGTAAAAACTCGTGATCAAATTATTGCTGCGATGAACGAAGCTCTACTTGAAAAGAGCGTGGTGCTTCGCAGCGAAGACCTGATTGATGAAATGCGGGATTTCGGATCGTTCGACGGTGGGAAGATTCAAGGGCAAGGAAATAATGATGACGGTGTGATGTCTGCGAATATAGGCATCTACTGCCTGCGAGAGACACTCGCCGGGGTAAAAAATTCCTCGACCGCATCGGCAGTTCACACGGGCGGCGACCCTGCCGTTTATGGCGTTTACGATGGGCTTATGCGGCAAAGGGCGCTGTGTCACAGTATAGAAGAGGCTCATCGGATGATTTCCGGCAAGCCTGGTTGGAAGGTTCAACCGATCATGATCTGCAAAGCAAATACGCCATACTCGCTGGTACATGATGGGAATGGAGCAGAGGCTGATCTCCATTATAAGCACAATATGCCTTCCGATCAGATACTCCCAGAGGTGGTTCATGCCTATCGCGCCACAATGGCGGAACTAAAGGCTGCAGTTGCCGGAATTACTGGGGAAGATGATGGGAGCGAGTGGTAGGTCATGGCGCGTTTCGGGATGTAGGGGTATTATGGAGATGTCAGACGTTTGCGCGTCGGACAAGCCTACTCGCCTAGGAGCGAATATGACATCTCCACAGACTGATTATCGCACACTCCGCACCTCTAAATTCCAAACCTCTAATCCAGAAGTCATTTTACGATATCCCAATCGTTATGATGTATGCCCTAATTGCGGCGGGCCAAAAGGAAAAAGGAATCGTACTTGCGCCGCGTGTTGGGAACCGCTACGGTTGAAAATCGAGCAACCATTGGACCCTGCTATAAAATATATCGCTCTAACTTGTGGGTACTTTGCTGTTATTGACGCCGAAGACTTCGCTGTTGTTAATCAGTATACTTGGTTCGCTCATATAGCACGCCGAAAGGATGGAGAGATAATAGCAGTTTACGCGGCATGTGGAATCAAGTCAGAAGATGGCCGCTCGCACACCGTAAAACTTCATCGGTTTATTATGAAAGTGTCTGATCCTAAAATCGAAGTCGATCACTGGGACCATAATGGCCTAAATTGTCGGCGCTACAATCTTCGAGTTACAGATAGATCGGGGAATATTTTTAACCGAAGGATTAGGCGAGATAATTCGAGCGGGTTTAAGGGAGTCCGGCAACGTACAGGGTATCAACGATGGAAGGCAATGATAGGAGTCGAGAAAAGGCGTATATATCTTGGAGATTTTGCGTCAGCCATTGAAGCCGCCCGCGCTTACGATGTTGCCGCGCTACAATATCATAAGGAATTTGCTTTGACGAATGTGATGCTGGGGCTGCTGCCCCCACTGGAGATAAATAATGGCTGATAGATCGTATATTTACTGCCCTCGCTGTGAAGCTGCGAGCGTGAAGATGGAACTGGTACGAGAGATGACGGAATTCAAATGCGCGAACGGGCATTCCTTCGTGTACTCTCAATTGACCGAAGCAACGAAGATTCCCTTGGCCTTCATGGAGAAACCGAACGTGGGCGACACCAAAGCAGAATTTTTCGTAAACGCTGAAATCTTAGCGAAGTTCCGCGCTAAATATCCAAATCAAGGCAACTCCACCGTCAATTCCATTCTCGCCCTCTTTCTTGACGATGACCTCGTAGTGATCGACGGCAAGCAAGCCCGCGAGATGAAGAAGTTGGGCATCAAGAACGGTGCTGAGATGCTTTCGGCGGCGCAGAACAACGCAACGCTCGAAGGGGAAAACAACGATCTCAAGAGCAAACTGGAGTTCATTCGCACGATGTTTAAGGGCGCAGATGTAGAAAGTCCTATCTAGGTTATGGCCCTTTCTTGCGCTCTGCTATAAAATCGGGTCGTGACTATACTTGGCGAGCGGCCCGAGCTTCAATTAGAGCAAGAGGTTATTGAGTGGACTGAAAGTGTCTATTCTGAAGCAGAACAAGAGTTGTTCGACTCGCCTGATACGAAACTTGTGACCAAGTTAATCGACTTTATTGAAGGTCGCCAGTGGTCAAACAAGGCTCGCTTCGGTCGCTCCCGCCCGGTTTCCAACAAACTCTTCAAGCAGTTCATCGAAACGGTAGGACTCCTCACCGACATCCAGCCGGATTTCGCTGTCACGTTCAACGACAAACTGGGCGGGTACTCAGAACTCGAAAAACTCCTCAATCGCATGATTGGGGATTGGGCTCTCTCGTCTGAGTTCGAGATGGAACTCACGCAGACTGTCATCTACGGTCTGATTCATACCGGGTTCGCGAAGGTGCAATGGAACGGCGCTCTCTGCAACGGGATCGGTGACAATGAGTACGAAACGTACTCTCCTGTAAACTTGATGCAGATTGGCGCGGTTCGTCATCTCCAGGATGCCGAGTGCGTGATCGGTCGCAAAGCGGTAACACTTCCGTATCTCGTTCGACGGTACGGCAAGGTAGCTGAGCAGGTGCGTCCAGACTTCCGTATGAATGATATTGGCGGGGAGATGCAGCGGCCCGGTCGCATTGGAAAAGGGCAATGGGCATCACTCTCTCCGGTACTGAAGAAGTTACTTGGCGAAGAGTCCGCTCCTGTGCGTTCGAAGTATCCGCGCACGATGCTCAAAGAATTCTGGATGAAGGATGACGCCGTTTGGAACGGGCGCGAGAGCATCATCGTTGGCGATGAACTCTGTAACTGGTCCTATCGCGTAGAGCCTGGAATGAAGCTATATCCGCGTGGCCGGGTAGTCATCACCGCAGGCGGCAAGGTGCTGGAAGACAATCCAAATCCATACTGGCATGGAAAGTTCCCATTCGCGCAGTATCGCCCATATCGAGTGCCGTGGAAGTTCGCGGGACTTTCCATTTTGGAGCCCCAGGCCGCGATGCAGAACATCATCAACCGGATTTCTGGCGGGATCATGGACATGATTAAGTCTGCCATTGATCCAACACTGGTAGCGCAGAAGGGTGCGCTCTCGCAGAGCGATTGGGACTCGATTGATCCGGGTGCCCCAGGCGGCAAGATCGGCCACAATAATAACTTCCAGCCTCCAAAGTTCCAGAATACGAAAGACCTCCCTGCTTACGTGATGCAGATGAAAAACGATATTGAGCGCGACATGAGCGAAACCTCTGGCGCGGCGGCAATGTCGCAGTTGATGCAGAAGAAGCAGGTTCCGAGCGGTGACTCGCTGGACACGATTATGAACAGCCGGTCAACTCCGATTCGGCTCGCCGGTCGTTCGCTCGCGTCGTTTATGATCGAGGTAGGAAGTATGGTCACAGCAAACACGCTTCAGTTCTCCAACTCCGATCATCGCATTGCAAAATACGGCGCAGAGGGAATCACCTCGCACGACTGCACTCCGATCTACGGAAACTTCATTCGTACAGGGATGGAGCCGGAAGAGTTCGTCAAACAAGCGAACTTTGGGATTAGCAAAGGAACCCTGCTTGCGCTGGATGGTCAAGAGGATATCCAAGTCGCATTCGCATTGCGAAAGGTTCACGATATCTCTCGTCGCGGCCTATTCCGTATCATCGGTCGCCACAAGCATACCAACTTCGACATTGATCAGAATGACGCTGAGTTGCTTGAGGAAGCGTTGGTGCAGGCAAAGATTGGCGCGGCGGTTGGGGGCGGCGCAAAACCTCACGGGAAGAAATAAAACATGCTTTGGGTACTTGACCTTTTGTAACAACGGTTCAGAATAGAAATCGAGGGTAGTTATTTTAACCCTGACCGGAGTGCAGGCTCCGTTAACAAACCGTGATCCGCGAGGAGAAAAGATATGGCCCGCAAAATGGGAAAGAAACACGTTGGCAAGCGTCATGGCAAGCGTGCCGCGAAGCGCGTTGCAAAGCGCGTGAAGTAGTCAGGAACCCAACCATTAACGATGGGGAGCTTAGGCTCCCCATCGCAACATCCGAGGAGCAATTCCCGTGACCAAGATTAACAAGAGCATTACCTCGAATACGTTTGGCGAAGACGTTGTGCAGCCGACGATCAAACTCAACAAAGGGACGATGACTGTTGTCGGGGCGATGGTGAACGACAGGCCGATTCCCGAGCGTGGTTTCAGCGTTAACGTGAAGACCGGTCATCCAGTGACCCCTTCGGACAAAAGGTAGCCAATGCCGCCGACCTCTGCGCCTCCGAGCTTCTATAGCAACATCGCCGCGATGGGTCAAGGTGGTGCGCCGTCAATGGGCAAAAAGCCTGGACCGGATGGCAAAAATGACGACGCGGAACTGATGCAGGCGTTCTCCGGGATTTTCAAAGTCTTCGAAAAAATCAAGAAACTCAAGCCGGAAGCTGGTCCAAAACTTCAGCCCGCCTACGATGCGATTAAATCAGTCATCGTGGATGTGTTAAAGAAAGACCCGAAGGAAGTCGAGCCCGCGCCTGAAACATCTGCGCCGCCCACGCCTCCTGCCGGTAATGAACCTCCGCCTCCGCCTGCTGATGGTGGGGACGAATCGCACACGGCTTAGGCCGGGAAGGTAAAGACAGATGGCGTTACTGGACGATTTGGAAGGTATCCTTGGGAAAGACGCAATCGACAAGATTAAGGCCGATCCGCGTGTGAGTCAGCGAGCGATCAAGGCAGATGAATTGTTAGGGTACTATGACGGCGATGAGCCGACCGCGCCGCCAGCCAAAGTTGAACCGAAGGTGGAGCCGGTAAAAGTTACCAGTCTAGGCATGGACATGGCAGCATTGCTGGCCGGGATCGACAAGTCTCTGGATGCGAAGTTGGGCACCATCGGGAAAACGATTGACGACAAGATTGATGCAGCGGTTAAGACTCGCGGAGCCGAACTTGCAGGGAACGCTTCCAGTATCGCCCTGCGGAACGCTGATGAATTGAACCGTGTGTATCGCCGTCACGAAAAAGATTTTGGCGAGGATTTCGACTCGACCGCGTTCAATACCTTCGTAGAGACTCAGAAGAAGGCGGGGCGAGGTTTCAACTCCGTCACTGAAGCCTACGAAGCGATGACCGCCGACAAGCGCACTGACAAGACAGTTGAGGAGCGCGTCCGAGAGCAGTTGAAGACGCGAAGTTCCGCGCAGAATGTTCCAGGTGTTACCCCTCCGTCTGTCAAGAGCCCGCTGGGAGTTTTCATGGCTCGCGGCAAGGCGGAAGGTGGAGCGGATACAGCAGTAAGCAAGGCGGCTGCGATGCTGGCAGCGCGGCGAGCTTCGCACGCCAACGCCGAATAGGAAGTAACCCGTAAGGCAAGGTACGGTACGGAAAGGCAAGTTTGATTCGGCCTCGTGCCACAGGAGATTTTATGCCTCTGCCTTATGGAGATATTAGTGCAGTCACCGTCGCAGAAATCGTGCCGAACATCGTTGACAATTATTACAAGGTGTCTCCGACATTCGCATTGATCTTCAAGGGTGACACGGTGCGGCCCTTCCCTGGAGGCACGCAGATTCAGCAGCCTATCCAGTATGCGCCGTTAAAGGCTGGTCCGTTCGCTGCTGGTTCGACGTTCGATATCAGCTACGTGAACACCGATACGGCCATGACGTTTTTGGTGAAGTTCTACTACGCAAACGTGACCATCCAGGGCACGCAATTGCCAATCAATCGCGGCGATAACGCGGTGATGAGCTTCATCGAAGAGAAGATGGTGAATGGCTCTCAGGCACTTGCTGCGGCACTTGCAGCCGACCTCTACGGAGACGGCCAGGGAACGGTAACGTCCCAGATCGCGCTCGACGGCCTGCTTGCCGCCTACGATGATGGCACGAACTATCCGTCTTACGGCGGACTGTCGCGTGCGGCTATCGGTTCCGGCGCGAACACCGGCATCAACGGGTACTACCTGAACGTGGCTGGCCCGATATCGATCCCAACGCTTCAGAAGGCGTATGGACAAGCAACCTTCGGGAATCGTCAACCGAACCTGATTGCGACCACGCAGGTTGTCTACAATTCGCTGTATAACAAAATGGTTCCCGCGCAGCGCGTGATGGATACCACCAGCGACTTGTTCTCCATCGGATTCCAGGCGCTTCGCTTTAACAATCAGCGATTGGTTGTCGATCACTATTGTCCTGCCGGATATATCTTCGGCATGAACACCGACTTCCTGAACGCGCACATCTCCGAGCAGGAATTGTTTGGCTTCGGCTTCACCGGCTTCAAGGAACTTCCGAACTCGGTTGACGCGGCTGGACAGCTTTGTTTCGGCGGAAACATCGTGACGAGCGCACCGCGCTTGGGCTTCATCTGTGCAGGCGTAACCGCCTAGAGGGATTTCAGGGGTGGATAACCTCCACCCCTGAGTACAAAAGTTACCGCCCAATCGGGCAGGGAGAAGAATATGGCGCTACTTGATTATCCAGTTTTCTCGGGAACCAATGCATACAACAGCATTGATACCTACGTTTCGACGCTCCCGAATGGCGGCGGTCTTGTACAGCCCGGTATCGCGGCCAAGATGCCGATTACCCCAGCTCTGGCGAACGTCAAGGGGCAGGGCGCTCCGCTGGTTCTGCGTTATATCCGGTTCAACTCGACCGCGAATCCCGCCATTGGCGCGGCTCCCGGCCCGGTGTACTGGACGGATGCCACGTTTACCACAGTGAGTGGCGTCTCGACGGAGAGCGTCGGCGGTGTGAATATGATCGCCGGTTGCTTGCTCATCAATACCACGAATTATCCGGGATCACTGACCGGCGCAGCCCTGGCGACCGCACTGAATGGTAACTACTGCTGGATCGCGGTGGCTGGATATGTTGCTGGCGTGACAAGCCCTGCCTCGATTGTGGCCGGTGATACCCTGATTGGCGCGGCGACCAACTTTACTTTGGCTCGCATTGCGGCTGGCTCGCAGCTCACCAACACTATGTTTGCCCGTGCATTGTCAACGGTTTCCGCCAACATTGCCGATATGTTGATCGGTGGATTCGACTGGGAGTTCTAAGCCATGTCTCTGACTATCACAGAAGTTGCTGACAGCGCAATGGTTCTTGGCCCGTCGAATAACGTTCGGACGTACCAGCTTACGCCGGGTGTGTCCGATTACGTGACTGGCGGATACCCGATTACTGCCGCGCAACTTGGGATGACGCGCCTCTACGGAGCGCACATCATCGCCAAGAATTCGTCTGGACTGCCGTATGGCACGGGGATCGCGTTTCCTTCTTCGTCTTTTGGGACGACCCCGACTCCTGCGACTTCGATCAATTTGTCTATCACGCAGCAAGGTGGCGGTGGCGTTGGATTGCCACTCACGACTGGCGCGGTTGCGACTGCGACTTTGAGCGCATTGACGACCAACGTCGCTACTGTGACCGCCGCAAACACGTTCCTTCCGGGGCAGTTCGTTGCCCTTCAGGGAGCGGCCAACGCGGGATTTGCTGACTTGAACGGTCTGATCGTCCAGGTCATCACGGCCTCTGCGACTGGATTCACGTTCAACTACACTCACGCTAACGTGGCCTCGGGCGCAGACGTTGCGCTTACCGCGACCCAGATTACGGCTGCGACCGGCCCGTTGAATTCCGGCACCGCCATTGCATCTACGAACTCAGCGCTGACGACGAATGTCGCCACGATCACGATTGCGAACACGTTCCAACCGGGGCAGTTCGTCGTCCTTCAGGGCTTCACAAACCTTTTGGCGACGGCCTTCAATGGCTACATCGTGGAGGTTATCACCGCCACGGCGACGGGATTTACCTTCAACTTCAACCATGCGAACATCGCCAGCGCCGCCGATACTGGCACTGCTGCTTTGGTTGTAGCTCCTGGCAACGCTCCGATTACAGTTGGAAGGCCGTCTTCGATCTCGAACACGGCTCTCACGTCCAACGTCGTTTCTCTGACTTCGAACCAGCAGTTGTTTGCTGGACAAGTAGTGATCGTCCAGGGATTGACGGCAGGCGCAGCACTGAATGGGCAACTCTTGCAAGTCATCTCGACCGGGCTCACAAACGCTCTGTTCGAGGCGAACATCAAGAACGCGAATATCGGCACTGCCGCTGATATCGGCGTAGCACTCCCGCTCGTCGCTGGACCTTCGACGGCTATGAGTGAAGTGCCAGCCGGAACCAACTTGAGCGGCCTGAATCTGTTCTTGGAAGTTCGCGGGTACTAACGGCTAAGACCGTGAAGTGATATTTGGGGTCAAGCTAACCGCTTGGCCCTATTGTTCTTTAGAGGTACAATGAAAGGGAAGCCGAGGCAGCAACCCCGGCTTATATGACATAACCTCTTCGGGAGAGAGATCATGGCAACCCCTAAAAAAGTATACGATACGTATGCGTATTATCACAATGAATGTCCGCAGTGTGGAGGCAGTAAAAATAAGTATGCCAAAACGTGTAGAACGTGCAAAGAGGCTAGGCCGATCATTGTACAACCCGACGATCAAACTATCCGTTTCATCGCGCTAACACAAGGGCAGAAAACGGTCGTTTTGGTAGAACATTATAAATGGCTCGCGCAATGGAAATGGTCGGCATTGTGGAACCCAGATATCCAAGGATATTATGCGGTACGAAATCTACCAAGAATTGACGGTAAGCGGAGTGGGTTTGCCTTGATGCATCGGGTAATACTTGGATTAGAATCTGGGGATGTGCGCCAAGGAGATCATATAAACCATGATACCCTCGATAACCGACTGGGGTTTAATTTAAGAATTGCGACTCCTTCGCAAAATTCACAAAACCAGAGGCTTAGGAGTGACAATATCTCTGGGGTAGCTGGTGTTAGTTGGGATGCAAATAGAAGAAAATGGCACGTATCTATTACCGTAGATAAAAGAGTAATTCACTTGGGGCGGTTTGATTCTTTTGAACTAGCTGTGCAAGTAAGAAGGGAAGCCGTTATTCAGCATCATGGGAATTTTGCATGTGAGGGTAAACAGTGCCAATCATTCCAAATAGCGCAATAGTAAATGAGGTTTTACCAATCCAGAATGGACAAACTCCATTCGTGCAACAGATGAACTTCGGCGCGATGATTGGGTCTGTTTTGGCCTGGAACCCTGATGCTACCGCAATGGCTCCTGTGTTTTTGAATGATGCGCTACGGAAGGTGCTCGACCGGCGCACGTGGTATGGTTTGTTCACAAAAGCTCAAGTCTGTGTCCCCGCAGCCGTAGTCGGCGGAACCGCGACCGTGACCAACGGCAGCAACCTTGTGAGAGGGGTCGGAACCGCTTGGACAAATTCGGCGGTCGGAATGCAATTTCGGCAAGGGTACAATGCTCCCATCTACACGATCACGGCGGTTGATACTGTGAATCAAGTCCTCACACTGGAGATGCCGTGGGGTGGTCCTAGCCTCAGTGCGGGCTATTATATCGTCAAATACTACTATTCCTTTCCGAATGTGAAGTACATCAAGACGATGGTGAACACCATCATGGGGTTCAAGTTTCGGCTGAATCTTACTCAGGATTTCTTGAACGCGAAAGACCCGTGGCGAGCGATGGGTGGAAACTTCTCATGGGGAATTGCCCCTATGCCTACCGACCCCTATGGAAACTACGTTTTCGAATTGTACCCAGCCTCATGGACGGTACAGGCGTTCCCTGTTTTGATGTACACACAGCCAAGCAATCTTGTGAAGGACACCGATACACTTCCGCCTTATATTCGATGCGATGTTCTTATCAAGGAAGCAATTTCTCAGGTGCTCGTATGGCGCGGAGCAAAGAATAACCAGTTCTATGATGCCGGTGAGTCGCAACGGAAGCACGCGGAGTTCGAAGCGGAACTTAATCACATGGCGCAAGCTGATGAAAATCTCTATAGAACTGATACAATTTACAAGGATGACGGCCTCCCGTATTACGAACCTGGGGGCGGATTTTGGGATGCTACGCACGCTGTCATGGCGGGCGATGACGGAGGCTGGTAAGTGGCTCAGAAATGCGAACGATGTGGCGATACCGTATATCGGGTGAAACTTCAAACCAATGGCGAATGGGTTGGCGAAGATTGTGGGTGCCTTCGAACGAAGGTCATCGCGGACACGAACAATCCATTTAGTGAGATGGTTATTGAGCACGTTCACGACGAATACGGCAAGCCAATCCGGGTCACATCTCTTCGCCAGTTAAACGCCGCCGAACATCGCTACGGTTTTGCCAGCGTGGTAGCAAACATGGATGCTGCGAACGTCGATACACCGCCACAGCAGAGACGCATGGAAGTGGCTGACATGTACAAGTGGAAATTCAATCGGAGAGAAGCTGATGCCCATAAAAGGTAGAAGTAAGGGAAGCGACCCGTCTGATCGTGTTCTCGGGCAGAATCAACGCTTGGTTAATGGTGGAGTGGTTTCGATCCCAGTCAACTCGCATTGCTCGACCGGGAACTTCTATGTGGACCGTGCTCGTGTCTCTCAGGTGGATAAAACCGATTGGACCGGAGAGACCTATCGCGAGTATCAGGAGCCCGCGTCGATCATGGACAATGCGCGACAGAGTATGGGCGAGATGTCGGCCTGCTCCAGTTTCCAGGATCGCACGCATAAAGCGCGGCGGGCGCGGGATGAGCGGAAGAAACGACTTATGAATCGAGGAGACGAGTAATCATGGCATTCCGCACGTTCGGCTCGACATTCAAGGTGGCATCCACAACTGTTCCTCAGCCGTTGGCTGGATCATGGGTAACAGCAGGGTTGGATGGCCCTGCCAAGAACCCAATTACGCTCACGCTCGGCACGGCTACGTCATCGGGTAACGATGCAGCCAACATCTTTCGCCCTGGCGATCAGGCGTGGTTAATCAATGCAGATGGCACCAATCCTGAGCCCGTGCTGATCTCTTCGGTCCTAAACAACACTTTGATCCTCGGACAGCAAAATGTGGGCGCAGTAGTTGGCGGGATCAATCCCGTGACAATCTATCAGCACGCTTCCGGGGGAATCGGAACCGGCACATTCATCTTGCTGCAAATGAACTTCAATAACATGTATGTCACGTTGGAAGATGGCGCGACTGGACAGTGGTTGTATCTTGGCAACGCCTGGAATATGACGGCCACTTCCCATCGTATCTCGAAGCTCGCCAAAGTCGCGGCGAACGTGATGCCATATTTCTACAGCGCGTCGGAATCCTCGCCCGCGAATCCGTTCTCTTCAAGCGAACTTTGGACGTTGGGGACGACGGTCGCTGATACCTATAACGTCAGTTTGTGCGTGGTCTAAGGTGGAGCCGATGAGACTTCTACGATTGTTGCTATGTGTCTTGCTGATGTCAACGTTGGCTCTAGCGCAAGGACAAGGGACAGGTGGTGGGCCAAGCGGCGGAAGCGGTGGCGGCACTACCACGAACGCTCTAACCTTCAACAACGGAGGCTCCGGTGCAGCATCCGGGGCCACGTTTGACGGGTCAGTAGCGCAGACGGTGAGCACTAACACGATTGGGGCGCTACCCGCAAATGGCGCGACCAGTACGGGATCAGGAGCGTCCAATGTGGTGATGTTTCCGGGAACCCTCTCGGCAGGCACGTCGGTAACTGCACCATCAGTCGTTTCGACAGCCACAACTGGCACGCCGCCGTTTACGGTTTCCAGTACAACGGTCGTTCCGAATCTCCACGTTGCGAGCTCAGACGCGCTCTCCGCCACGTCAGGATTACCCGCAGCGGCGAAGGTACGCTCCGTGTCTGCCGCAATTGGTGAGACTGGCACGGCGGCGACTGCGCTGACCGCAGGGACGCAGATTATCCACACGGCTCGCAACTCTACGGGCGCAATGTTGACGCTCACGGCAGTGTACTGCTTGCAGGATGCGGGAGCTTCGACGGTGGCGGTTGCCGATAGCTCTGGCAATCAACTTCTGAGCGCGACTACACAGACCCCAGCGGCGGGAACGACGTTCACCGCGCTCACACTCAACGGAACTCCGACATTGGCATCCGGCGCTTCTCTTATCTGGACCTTCACGGCAGACGGCACGAGCAAGGAAGTGAGTTACCAAGCGGATTGGACACTGTGATGAGACGACTACTTGCAACCTTCGCTCTGCTGCTATGCTCCTCGCTGGCGTGGGCCACGGTTCGCACCTCGAACACTTCTACCACCGGAAATCTTAGTGACGGAACCAAATGGGTGGGCGGCGTGGCTCCAAGTTGCGCAGGAACAGATGCAATTGTGGTCGCATCTGGCGCGACGATCACGATTGACTCAGGGGCGGCATTGGCTGGCACGCTGACGCTCACGCAGGTTGCGGTCGGCACCTACAGCGGCGGCATCCTTCCGGTGACGTACTCATATTCGAGCTATTCTGGCGTGATTCCTGTTCCGGGAACGGCGTTGACGTTCTCAGGCTTTGCCAATGCAGGTAACAACGTAGTCGCTCCTCTGGTGACGATCTCAGGCGGGGCAAGTGGAACGCTGACGATCAACTACCCGACGAACTACTCCGACTTCGGCATCTGGCCGGTGAATGAAACACATGCCGGGAGCGCGGCTGGATCGTACTGCGCTCTTGGGGCCAGCACTCCGGCAACTACGAGCTACGTGACAGCGGTAGCCAACCCAAGCGGAACTTCATTCAGTGGCGCTTGCACGGTTGCATTTAGCGGGGGCGGCGGTGGTATAGGAGCAACAGCCACATGCTCCATCTCAGGTGGCTCAATCTCGACTACGCTCACCTATGGCGGCAACTGGTACACCTCGGCACCAACGGCTACTTACACATGCACTGGCTGCTCAAGCACCACGTCGCCATCAGTCACAATGAGCGCGACCGGGACAGCGGCGGCGATGGTAACAGGCGTCCTGAAAACCGCGACAGGTGTGACGTTCGTTGCTCGCGGCGACGTGACGAATAACCTCGCCTCCGGTTCGGGGGCAAGCTGGTTTGTGCTGAATGTTGGATCAGCTTTCGCCTTCGATTCCAGCAATGCTGCCTCTCCCACCACAACGCGGTACAGTATGCAGAATTCGGCGAGTAATGCTCAATATAGAGCGTTCGATTCGACTGCCTGTACGGCGTCTCCCTTTTGCGTGGTCACGTCTGTGATGAACAACGGAGCCTTAGCGGGAGTCACGACAGCTTATGGAGCACCAGCGGGTTTTGCTTCTGGAAACGCTTTTAAAGCGACATATACAGCCTTCTCTTTTATCGGAGACGCGCTTGTGCCATTTTCAACGATAGGAGATAACGACGTTGTCCCCTGGATTGCGACCTACAGCACCTTCGACAACTGTGGTGTGGCGGGATTTGCAAATGGAGGGAATCTCGGGACAAATGAAGTTGTACAACATAACCATAACGTCCACACCAATTCGCTCGGATCATCCCCATTCTGGTTGACCTCACCGACTGCACTTGGTACAGGAGCACGAGAAGTCCTCGGCAACGTGTTCGACAAAGCTCCGGCTGGGACTGCGTCGGTCGCTGCATGGAAAGGTGTGACTATTTCAGGTAACTACCTAAATCGAGGGATTTCGCTGACACCCGCAGTGGTTGCTGGGTTTAGCAATAATCTCTGGCGCATGGGAAACGTGAGTACGGATACCGGCAACCTTTCAAACAGCATCTCGTCCAGCTATATCTATCTCGATACGGACACGACGAGCAATCCGCATTACTTCGCAAATTCAACTGGCACCGGAAATTTTGTGCTCAATAAGATCATCGTCGGAACGAGTGGAACGGCATCGGGGGATTCGGGAGAATGGCTGGTCGGCCCTATTGCTAACGGGTCATCCTATAGCATTACCAACTCAGTGCAGATGTGCGACCCGTCTGGAGTGGGGTCTAGCGAACTCATCTCCACCGAAGGCACGACGACCGGGACGTGGACGCTGACGCACAACACCATTTGTGGAGGTTACGGGGCGGCTGGCGCGGTCCAATTAATGGAGTCTGGCCTTACCGCAGCCGGAATTGTGACTTTTCAGGACAACCTCGTTTTCAATCTGTCTCCCGCTGCATGGTTCAAGCTGGAGTGTACAGGGTCGTCCTGCACAAACGGGACCATGACAGCGGATGTGTGCGCTTCCTCGGCAGCGTGCGATTATAACGGCTCCTTTAACCTCACGCCTAAAACACAAGCGTCCTGTACAAGCTGCACAAATCAGGCAAAGTCATACGCCGCAAAATGGACCGCACAGACACCGGGAGCGCATGACGTTGACGACCAGAGTCCAGCGTTCCTCGCCTCTGGCTGGGCAAGTAACCACTTTCAGAAGGTGGAGAACTTTGACCGCCTCTACCTTGGCCCCAAAAGCCTAATTTCGTCGGGGCAAGCCTCGCCGTCAGCATGGGCATCTGGAACCTACTCGTTGAACGCTTTTGTGAGTCACTCCTATTCCACGATGTACAACAGCGAGACATTCAACTTCCGCTGCATTGTGGCAAGTTGCACGCTAGAGCCGGGAGTACCGGGCACATCCTGGCGCTCACAGTGGGAGTGGGCGTCACTCTATCAGTTGCGCATCCTCACGGCAGCACAGACCTTAATTACCGATGCGACTATCGGCTGCGGATCGGGCTGCTCCGCAATTCAGGCACTTAATGCTTGGACGCTGGCGGGATTGGCACCGACCAACGCTTTGTTCAAGGGTAAAGCACACGATGGTAGCGACATCGGCGCGGTGCCCGTGGTGCTGCTGAGTAGCCCGAGGCAGCGTGCAGGGTGGAGTTGGTAACGTTGATAGATGCACGACAGTAGCAGCTTTGCGTGTTTTCAGACGTTTTAGATTCCAAGGTGAGAAATAATGCCAGCAATTGCAAGTTTAATCCCGACCGTCCTTGACCACGTTGAGGAAACTAATCCTCCCATCTGGGTCACAATGATGGAGGTCCAGGCGGCTATCGCAGAAGCAATCAACGATGCGATGCTAATGGTGGGACGCCCTACGCAGATTGTCGATCAGCCGTACAAGATCACTCCAAATCTTACGTGGCAACCGATGCCTGCCGGGATGATCGCTATCACAGACATTCAGGGACCGTCATCGAAGCTCTGGAAGTACACGCTGCGGGATATGGACTACACGCAAACCTATTGGGACTCAGCCTGGGAAAAAGATGTTGCCGATGTCAGCAAGGGGCAATTCCCTCGCGTATGGTTCCCGATAGGCTTTACCCTCTTCGGAATTTATCCACAAGCAAGTTTACCGATCACGGTGACTCTGACTGGCATTGCAGTTCCCGTGAGCGGCGCGTGGCCTTATACTGGGAATGAACCAATTCCGTTTCACGATGAATTCTTTAATGCTATCGAAGAGTATGCCGCGCATTACTTGCGGTTCAAAGAAGGCGGGAACGAGTTCTCTGAAAGTTTCAAACTGCTGAAGTCCTACATCGCGTCGATGAAGAAGATGACAGAGATCGAAGATCGGCGCGATGGATACCTTTTTGGGACTGGCTTCGGAGTCAAAACCGGAGTCAATCCACCAACTTTCAGATAGGAGCGAGTAATGACACTTGACGAATTACGTGGAGAAGTTCGACCGTGTACTTGTGACCCGCAAGGGGATTTGGCCTGTACGATGTGCCGTGGCAGGAACTTCGTAGCCCAGTGTCTTGGTTGTAACGGCAAGGGGCAGACGGAAGAGAAGATGGCCGGGGGACCAGGGCAGATGCTTTCCACTTGCAACATCTGCGGCGGGACTGGCACGCTGCCCGCGACGAAGGCGCAGTACGAAGCTCAAGAAGCGAAGAAAGAAGAGGTGAAAGCGTAATGAAAAGACCACTGATTGTGATGACTCACCAAAAAGGAACCTTATCTCTGAATGAGGTTGAAGAGATCAAGAAAGAATTAAACAATTTCGGCATCGATTGCCTCGCTATCGGCCACAACAACAACTTCCAGCCGCCGAAGTTCAGTGAGTTCTATCAGCCCGATAACGAGTCGTAGATGGCAAACCCCGGTGTTGGACAGAGAGCCGATTCAGGGCCTTGAGATCACACCAAAAACCTTCGTCAACTTATCTATCAACATTGTCGGCAGTGAGTTTGGAGTTTCTAGCGGGAAGTTGAATGTTCCAAACTCACTACCCCACAACCACAGCACTGCGGAATCTCTTATCTTTGCTGCTTCAATTAGATCAGAGTATCGGCCCAAGGATGCGCGTTTGTGATTATCCCGAATGCTAGCTTCATATTTACCGCTTTTTACGCGATGAACTCCGATGAATCCAGTTATTGAATCCTTCCTTAGTCGTTGATTATGTGCGTTCTGCTTAGGGGTACAGATACGAAGGTTGCTTTTTCGGTTATCGAGTCCGTTTTTATTAATATGATCGACATCGAGCGATGGATCGGTAACATCGAGGATCATCCGTGCCATATGAATTGTCTGTCGGATGCCATTTATTTTTCCCTTAGTTTGTGCGTATTTTGTGCGAGTTAATGGGTCAAGCAAATTCCATGCCCATTGAGAGAGAAACTCATACTCTTCAGCATCAACTAAGGTATACTCCCAACCAGATAGAGGAATTCTTCTACAGCGCTCGCCTTGAACTATATAAAAACACTCGTCAATCGGGGGCCTACCGTTAGCTATCTGGCATCCACGACATTGATTGGCTTGTCTTCCCTTTAAGCCGCCACACTGCGGACAAGTATTTAAATTACATCTCTGTTTTGTTGTATATGATTCAGGTGTCGAAAATCTTAAGGGTGGGGTATACTGAGAATGGTGTAATTGGGTGCTGTTCATGATTTCCCTACTCCTAATAGGGTATGTGCTGCCTGATTGCACCATATTATTATCTCATAAGGGTGCAGACGAAGCAATGGCGAATCCAGGTATAGGTCTTAGGACTGCCCTAGACGTGTTATTGGAAGCCTCGCTTCAGATGGCACAGCCCGTGGTCTGGACCTCGATCACGGCTCCAGTTATTACGGGAACCAACTCTGTCACCGTTGGATCAATCTCAAACATGTATATAGGTGCTCAGGTTGTGGTCGGCTTCGGCACTGCAAACGTTGAAGCCGTCACTATCTCTGTAGTAGGAGCAGGAGCCTTTACCGCGACCTTTTCGAACTCCCATGCCAGCGGAGAAGCGGTCACTGGCTCGACGTTTGCCAGCCAAGCAGCGACCGATCCGATTTTTACGACGAACGAGTTGTTGAGGTACTTGAGTTGCGCTCAGAACGAGTTTCTGTCGAAAGTAGCGTGTGTCTTTGGAGTCTTCAACCAGACGATTGCAATCAATGAACTCTACCAGGCTACGCCGCCGACCGCTATCGAGATCAACCACATTTCCTGCCAAGGGATTCGCCTATACGAATTGACGCAAACGGAACTCACGATGCGGAATCGAAACTGGAAGGTGGAGACGCTTCTCACCCCGACCGCATTCTTTGAGGACCGGACAGGACTTTATAAGTGGGGAGTAAATGGAATTCCGCGTTCGAATTTCCCATGTGAGATTCTGGCAAGCATAAGGGACAGCGACTCGCTCACGCTTCTTGATGGGTTCGCTATCCCGGATATTCTCGTCCACTTTTTGAAGTACAAAATCATGCAGGATTGCTACAGCAAAGACGGCGTGATGACCGACCCACAGCGGGCTGCATACTGCGGCGAGAGGTTTGATCGTGGGATAGCAGCAACGCAGCGATGGCTTGATGCGACTGGAGCAACAAAAGGTATGAAGCGGCCTTAACACTATGGTAAACTTCCTTCGTGTCTGACACTACTTATAAGCCGGTCTCGGTACGATTCAACTCCAAAGGTATTTATGCTCGTTCGGTAACTGACACTATCCCTGAAGGTGGTTTTATAAATCTTCTCGGGGTAGAGGAGCGCCAAGAAAACTCCCTCTCTTCCCGTATGGGCTCCAGGATCGTTACCCGTGATCCAGATGGGGCTCCTGCTGGTCAGAACTATCCACTCGCGGCCATTCCAGTAACTCTTGCGCGACTTGTCTATGGTGGAAGTTCGTATCGCTATGCTGGGGACTCTGCGGGGAATTTATATCGTCGAACTGGAGACGGGCAAGGCCCGTACACGAATATTCTTTCGGGCCTTTCGGGAAACCGTTTTTCGACAGCAGTAAACACTTGCTTTTCAGGCGGTCAATCCTACCTCTTCATCGCAGACGATAATCTGATGCTGAAGGACTCGGGCGTGGGCACTCCGTCTAAGTGGGGCATCCGGCCTCCGCTGTATGCCGCGAACATCACACCGCAAGGTCCGAACATTCTCCTGATTGACGGTTTTCGATCTGGCGAAGCGTACTCGTTTGGGAACGTGGCTCTTGGATATTCTGCGCCGGGATCATGGACCCATTCCAGCTTTGCTACGGTCGTATCAACAGCGCAAAGCGTAGTGAACAATTTTGAGCAATGTGTCTCCAATGTGAGTTCCCTCAAGGCATTTAACGGAGTGCTTGGGAATGTTGCCACAACGCCATGCGTTTTGTTTAATGTATCCGGCCCTCCGTATGCGAATCAGTTTTCAGCAATCGGCGTGGCGAGTGGTCCTCCAGGAAGCCTTGCCTCGGTAGATTTGGGATCGTACATGGGCACGGTTCCAAGCAATACGGTTGTCAGCGTCTCACAGAATGTCGCGCTTGACCTGAGCCAGAACAATCAAGTTACCGACGATGATCTGATTGTGTTGACGCTGCAAGTCTCAGACCCGAACGCCATCGAAGAGATACAGCTTCAATTTGACATCAATGGATCGGGATACACGACGAGCTATTATTACAAGTCCATCGCTCCTCAGTATTATCAGTCTGCGGACAATTCTTCTCAAGCATTTCAGGCTGTTGCGAATCAAACTTACGCGCAAGCCTCGGGGCTGACAGGATTGATTTCTGGACTGATCTACGAAGCGACTGCGGCGGCGAATGCCGCGACGAATGCAGCATTGCAGCCTGCCACGATCAGCACAGGGCCGAATGCTTGGACAACGATCTATATTCGGCGCGGAGATTTCGTTTCGGTCGGAACGGCAGGATCGCCTGGTTTTGAATGGGGCTCCGTCACAGGCTGGCAACTTACTGTTCTGACGAACACTATCGGCTCGGCTACCTTCGCCTGCAATGGACTTTACCTTCAGTGGAATCAAGGTCCAAGCAGTTTTGGTGGGAACGGCTATGATTACCGCTACACCTACTGGAACCAGAACACGTACACGGAGTCAAATGGATCGCAGTTAAACAAAAACGATGTGGTGTATGGAGCCTCTCTTGCGTCGAGTGCTCCGCTGATTGTTTTGCGTCAGCCGATCTATGTGGCAGGGCAATATTCGGCCAATCCTCAAACCACGCATATACGAGTTTATCGACGCGGCGGGCAGTGGAATGACGGCTGGAAGATGGTCGATCAATTCCCGAACATCATTGGGAATGGGCTCTTCTCGTGGAAGGATACGATTCCCGACTCGTACTTGGCACAAGCAACGCCGCTCGCGCTCGACAATGATGTTCCTGTAACCAGTTCTCTGCCTGTCCCAATCATTACCAACTTAGCCGCAGCTACCACGGCTCCCGCAAAGACAAATGGGATTAACACGCTCTACGATGTCTTTATTCCGCAGACGATCACCGTCGCCACAGCCGCGACCTTCGTAGTCGGGCAAATCGTGGATATTGGAAATCCGGTGAACCTTGAGCAAGTGCGCGTCATCGTTGGAGGAACTGGATCATTCACCGGCATTGTTCGACTCACGCATGAAACAGACGAACCCGTTTACGTGTACTCGCTTCCTGAGCAGTCGTGCGACATCATAGCGGTTGCCAGCAATGGCCAAATATACATGGCCGGGGATAAAAACAATCCTCACTTCCTTTTCTACACGAAGCCAGGATACCCCGAGAATGCTGGCCCTCAAAACTACATTCAAGCTGGACCATCTGACGATCCCATTACGATTGTCGCCAAGTATCGCGGCAACATCGTCGTAGCGACCAAACAGACGTGGTATCAACTTGTGCAAGGACAGAAGCCTTATCTGGCTCCGACCGGCTCACGTCATGGCAACATTGCAAAGCATGGTTGGTGTCTCGTTGAAGGGGCTATCTGGTTCACGGCGATTGATGGCATCCGAGAGTTCCGAGGTGCGGACGGCCAATATGTCTCTCTCCCGATTGAGTGGATTTTCACGAACAATTCAGCCACTCCGATTGCGCTTGCTGATAATACTCAAGCCTCGAAATCGGTCATGGCGTTTCGAAACAGCACCGTCAATTTTGTCTATGCCGGGACTGACGGGAACCTCCATCGACTCCTCTTCGATACGAATTACCGAAGATTCCGAAATGATGATGTGGCTTGCTCCGCGATCTTCTTGGAAGAGGATACCAATCTGCTCCTGTACGGGACAGCGGGCGGGCTCATTGTGCAGGATCGCTACGGAGACTATGACGATGGTGGCTGGGTAGGCGGGGTGCTGGCCCAAACCCCGATCACAATGGCTCCACAACTCCCCTATCAAGACTTGGGAGCGCCACACAATCCGAAGCAGTGGAACACGGTTGAGATTGACGCAAACACACAAGGGCAAATGCTTACCGTACTTTTGGCAACGGACAATAATCCCGACCTCAACCTTGGAATGATCTCGTCAACTACTCGCCAGAAATTGCAGTTGCCGGTGAATAATGGGGATGGCGTGGAAGCCTACCGCCTGAGTTTGAAATTGCGTATGTCTGTGAAGGTTGCGCCTGAACTTTACCAGGCCGATATCTACGCGGCTGTCCTTCCGCCGTACCGAACAACTTTCGATCTTTTTTGGATCAAGATGGGCACGGATGAATCGAAGATGTGCAAGTTTGGGTACTTCGATTACACCGCGCAATCTCCGATCACGTTCACGCTTTTCAAAGACATGGAGTTGACGCCGTACTTCACCTTCACGCTCCCAGCAGCGATAGTGCGAACGGGTGGCCCAATTCAGCAAAAGTTTCCAGCATGTACGTTCCGGGTGTGGCGCATGATTGCTACGAGCATGGGCAATTTCCGGCTCTGGCAGAATCCGAAAATTAAGTGGAAAAGATGTGCAGTAGGACAATCGTGGGCTGATCTCGATTTGACGGTATAGGAGAGCACCTTGGCACGTTCAGGCGCAGACGATCATGGGGAACGATGCACATCCTGCCATTCGAGACGGCGGGTAGCGGTCTGGTTAATTTATAAACGAAACGGAAAAATTTTGGACTCATCTTCACAAGAGAAACTCTGCAATCCGTGCTTCAATGAGTGGACGGAGGTGCATTATGTGGACGAATACCACATCGCACGATTGAGCGAAGATGAAGCACTTTTTGAGGTAAACAGTAATGGCAGACGGCATCCCAGTTCCTCTCCAGCTTACGCAACTCACTAAAGCTGATTTTGAGGATGACAATCTCCCTGTAGTGAACCAGTACCTCACCGCGATTGTGAATGCTCACAACGCGCTCGCGGGACATACGGGAGATGTGACACTCGCCGGGAACCTCAATCTTCAAGGAAAGACAATCAAGAACGTGGCGGCTCCGGTCGGGCCTGGGGATGTCGTTACCAAGTTCGCCGCCGATAACACCTACGGCGCGGCGGTTGTTGGCCCTCAGTTGGAAGTTGGCGGGAAATATCCTCTCAAAACTGTGCGCCGGTTGAATGACACCACGCAGCGTGAAAAGAACTCCACATACCTAAACGCCTTAATGAACACCACGCCCACCGCGAATGATGCCACTCTTTCAGCCACATACGTCTCTGGCGGCGTCTGTACGGTCACGGTGAGTGCTGGGAACCTAGTTCGCATGGATGACTCCACAGTGGCCTTCCCTGAGCGAAGCGACACGCTCTCTGTTCCGACCTCGATTACTTTACTGACCCTCAATCGGCTATCTGGAGTAGTGACAGCCGTATCCTCGGCTCCACATGGACTCATTCACGGAGAAACTTTCTCGATCCCTACCGCCACAGATGTCACGTTTGTGGGAAGTTTCGTGGTGTCTACGGTTTCCTCGCCAACGCAGTTCACATTTTTCCAAGCGGGGCCAGATGACCCTAGCGGAACAGGTGGGACAGCTTCAGTTGGCGGGGTGTATTATTATTACCTTGCCGCCAACGCATTTGTGTTATCACTTGAGGGTCCATTCTCTGCGGACACTTGGGTAAATCGGCAAGCGGTCAACACAGATGGGAATGTACAAGTTGCCGTGGTTGTGCTAACGTCGAGCGGATTCAATATTGCTCAATCATCGGCTGGAGGAACATCCCCGGCTGCTACCAATGGACGACTGTTTGGGAGATTGTAATGGCGCTGCGATTCGACAAGGTAAAGATCAACGGCACGACCGGGCACATGGAGGTGCATGTGCGCTACGTCGAAAAGAAAGGCGACAGTGTTTCGCTTGGCGTAATGAAATCGCACGGCATCTCCCCGACCGCTTTGCAAGAAAAGTTCAACGGTGACACTCAGTTGTGGCTTGCGTCGATTCATAAGGAAATGAAGAAACATCACGAAGCCATGAAACCTCATCACGATACAATTTCCAAGCTCGCTGGAACGACAGTCGAGTTTTAAGGAAAGGTAAGCAATGTCTAATCGGTTAGAAGCAGTTGAGTTCACTGGCTCCCCCACCAACGCTCAAGTAAAACTTGCAGTCACCAACATCAAACTCTTCATTAACGACATCATCGCAGACTCCCTTCATGAGCGCGACCGGGAGACCTCGGACCCGATTGTAGTCGGCCTCTTCAACCTCTCCTCCGTCGCTGCCGGGATCGAGCACGCCATCGAGCAGGCCGATCACATGCGAGTGCAGCAGGAACGCGCCGCCATCCAGGGGCAATTCAGTGGCAGGCCAGGGCCGCGAATTATTAGCTGATTGACGGGGAAGTGATGGTGCGGTACATTGAAATTGTCAGTTTGGCCGCTGACGCGCCGAACGCCTCTCAGGTGTAGGCATACGGGCGGAGTGCCACGATCACTCCGCCCAACAAACTCTATCGTGGAGAGAAGAGAAATGTTTAGCGACTTAGACATTAGCTTGCTGGATTATTTGGGGAATAAAAATCTTACCGACAATCAGTGTCTCTGGAAATTAAACCAGTTCAATTTCGATATGGAGAAAATAGTTTCGGCATGGGGTCGTCTTCGGAAGGTTTATGGCAAAAAAATTCCAATTCATGTAGCGACAGTGAATTGGTATTCAGACAACGATGCCAGTAAACCGAGAACTCTATGCGAGTGCGCTTTCTGCTTAGATATAAAGTTAGCGATAGATCAACATTTGGAGTTGAATCAGAGACGCCGCGTTCAAGAAGTGAGACGTGAATCATCTTTTGTGTATGTAATGAAGAACAACCGCAATGGATACTATAAGATTGGATTCTCAAAACGGCCACATTTTAGAGAAGGAACCCTCCAAGCAGAAGAACCTGATGTGTCTATACTGTTTTCCTTCCCGTCCGATATTCAGTCTGAAAAAATGCTTCATAAAAAATACAAAGACTGTCGAGTACGTGGGGAATGGTTTGCGTTGACAAACGAACATATCGAAGAAATACGCCAACAAGCGGGAGTGGCGCGATGAGTTGGAAAGCATCTGCGTATGTTAAGGAATTAGTTACTTGCCCAAATGGGGAGCGAATCACGAGGTCGGAGAAATTTGTAGCCTTGGTGCTTGCGGACTCTCATCAAGACAAAGCGAAAACGTATACATTTCCATCGGTTTCAACGATTGCAGAAGATGCTTTGATGGATGAGCGGGTCTGTCGAAGATTACTAGCCTCGATTGAGCGCAAAGGTGTGATTGAACGGGTACATCCTGAAGTCCAGTATCGCGGTATTACCACCTTTTATCGGTTTCCTGCTCTCGATAAAGAAGGGGGACAACCCGTACCCCCTTCCAAAAACGATAAGGGGGACCGAAGGGGGACCGAAGGGGGACCGAAGGGGGACGAATCTCCTATCACTAATAAGGAAGAACAGGAACTTGAACAGAAACAAGAATTAACCCCTCTTGCTGGTTCTACCGAACCAGCGGGAAATGATTCCAAATTAGAAGCCAAAAAGGAATACGTCAAACGAATCTTTGATTACTACCGAGAGAAGCTCGGCAAAAGCCCTGCATACTTACTTACTCCACAGCGCATGTCTCAAGGAACGAAACGGCTTACTGAAGCCGCAAAAATGGCACACGCTTTAAAGCCTGGACTTCCCTTAGAGAAATTGCCTGATGCGGCGGAGCGTTTGATGAAGTACGCAATAGACCGCATGGCGGAAAGCGACTGGCACATGGGGCGCGATCCTGGAAGCAACGGGAAAAGTTTTACTGATTGGGAGTTGTTGTTCCGTAGTCAAGAAAAATTTCAATATTGGACGGAAATGCCATGTCGGTAGAAACAGATTATAGCTTTGACCGAGGTCTTCCTGCATCACCTGAGTGTGAGCGGTCCATTTTGGGCGCAATTTTACTGGATAACAATCTTCAGAATGAAGCTCTTTGTACCCTTAAAGCTGAGCACTTTTTCCTCGACGCGCATCGGCGCATCTACCAGCGTATCTGTGACCTTTCTGAAACAAATCGGCCTATCGACATCGTGACCCTGACGGAAGAGTTACTTCGTCATAAAGAACTGGAAGCGACTGGCGGGGCTGGATATCTTGCTTCACTCACAGATGGAATCCCGCGTCGGTCCTCGATTGAGCACTACGTCCGCATCGTGCGCGACAAGGCAATTCTTCGAAACCTGATCCACGCTTCGAATGGCGTGATTTCGCAAGCGTTAGAGCAGGCCAGCACTGCCGCCGAAGTGATTGATGCCGCCGAATCCAGCATTTTCAACATTTCCGATTCACGAGACGGGACTCAGCTTTACGATATCTCTCAAATTGCTCAAGAGTCGTTTGGGGGTGATCTCCAAAAACTTTTCCAGCGCGGCGGTCGGATTACGGGAGTGGAGACTTACTACTCCGACCTTGACAACCTCACGAGCGGACTCCAGAAGTCTGATCTTGTCATCATCGCCGGTCGGCCAAGTATGGGCAAAACGGCCTTTGCTATTAACATCGCAGAGAATGTCGGGATCAAAGGGGAAAAGGCTGTTGCGGTTTTCTCATTAGAAATGTCCAAAGAAGCTCTTTTGAATCGCATGATGTGCTCCCAGGCACTTGTCAATGGTCACAAAATGCGAACAGGGTTTCTTGGGCGAGAAGACATGCTTCGGCTGCAAGTCGCCCTCGAAAGACTAGAGTCATCCAATATTCGAATTGACGATACGCCAAGCATTTCCTTAATGGAACTCCGGGCAAAGGCGCGTCGTATGGCGATGGACAAGACTGGCCTCGATCTGATCGTGATTGATTACCTGCAACTCATGTCAGCAACGGCAATGGGTGGGCGTCGTTATGAGAATCGGACTCAGGAAGTTTCAGCGATTTCTCGTGGCTTGAAAGCAATTGCAAAGGAACTCAAGGTTCCAGTCGTGGCGCTGTCGCAATTGAACCGAGCTACAGAAACTCGTGGGTCTGATTCGGAACCTAAATTGAGCGATCTCCGCGAGTCGGGATCAATTGAGCAGGACGCTGATATTGTCATGTTTCTTTATCGTCCAGAGGTTTATGATCGTGACAATCCAGAGTTGGAAGGGATTGCAAAACTTATCATCGCAAAGCAGCGCAATGGTCCTATTGACACCGTGCAGTTTGTTTTCAACAAGGGAGCCACGCGCTTCGATTCGTTAGATCGTGGGAGTTGGCTCACATCGGACAGTCAGAGCAGGTCACGCGGTAGGCGCGGAGCCTCTGGAGCATTAGACGGAATGTAGCAGTAGTCCATGCATAGACAGGAGAG